TCGGCACACATATAAACTTCAAAGTTTGTCTTAGTTTGATCTAAGTAACTTTGAGTATTCTTATTCCACTGAGCCATTAGTCACTCCAACTCAATCTTTCTGGACGATATCTTTGAGTATTTTTAATATTTACTGCACTTTGAGGTGCTGGATAGATATTCTGGACAATAGCACCAGGATACTCACCTTGAAGATTTTCTGCCAACTCATTCTTCGAAGGCATAGAACCTTCAATCTCCATTCTATATATTTTCCCTTCCCAAACCACATCTGCGAAGTATGATTCGGTAGGTGTTTCCTGTGAAGAACCCCCTACATTGAGAGTTCCATTAAAATCACCATTAATAGTGATACTTTCTGATAAAAATTTCTTAAAACTTTTCATTAGCATTTCCAACGGCGACGGGCTTTACAAATTGCTTTATCTGGTGTTTTTGTACAATCAATATTATGCATTTTCTTCTGACCCTCAGAGCGAGAACAATAACTTGATCTTCTCTTAGCGTCCTTACTTCCTTTCTTTGGATTACCTGTTACGGCAGTCTTCAACTTAGAACCTGGATTCTCACGACGATAAGCATTTACTGCTTTCTGACTCATACCATCAGTTTTATCAGACTTGTTGACTTTCTGCCAGTCTTCACCAAACATCTTTGGTCCTTTTGACTTCTTCTCAGCAGCCGCCTTTTCTCCAGGATTAGAAGTATTTCTGGCTAAGTTACCAATCTTCGCATCCCTTTGGGCGGCTCTATGCTTTTTTGCGTCAATCTCATAAGATTCTTTCTTGACGCAGTTTGGATATCTCTTACCAAACATTGTCTTCATTCCTTTCTTCTCATAACCTTTCCAGCACTTCTCATCAAGTGATTGTCTCCAATCAGAGAAAGATTCTTTCTTGACTATAGGTTTAATTTTTTTCTTTCCATCAGCGGAAGGAACAAACTCACCCATTTCACTTGACTTAGGATCGTCAGTGTCTACATCACCATCAACATCGGCATCAATTCTTTTATTTGCCTTAGCAGCAAGTTTCTTTAAATTGCCACCACCTATCTTTGCTTCTTCTTTCTTTTCATCAATCTGAACACCTTTAATTGGTTCTGGTTTGATTAAATCAATAAATTCATATTCGGTTGCTTTAAAATCATCTCTCCAATTAGAAAATTCTACAGATTCTGATTTATTTCCCCAGTTGGCAGCACCAACCTTGCGGCACTTAACCAGAGCACCTGAGGCATATGCAGAAGGCCATACAGAATAACGAGACTTAACCTTATGGTAACAAGCATCTTTTGTTCCGCTACCTGAACCTTTTTTATCTTTTGTTGCCTCTGTAGTGTATTCCATAGATTCCTGTGTTTTAGTGTCTCCCGAAGGGTGCTTCTTATAATCTTTCTTGTCTTTAAAAGTTCTTACCATTGTGGGTTTTGAAGCACCACTCTTTTGTTGTTGTCCAGGATCTTGTCTACTCTTGCGAGCATCGGCACTTCTAATCTTTTTCTTACCCTCTTTGGTTTTTTTTAAACCAGCAAGTCTTCTAGAAGAATAGCACTTTGGAGTTTTGGTTTCTCCAGGCTCATTGGCACAAGGAGAACCATCTGATTGAACCCAACCAGGTTTTCCATCTTTTGATTTGGACTTACCAAACCATGCATGAAGTGAACCACCTTCATGAACTACGTGCTCTCCCATGCCGCCCCCATTGCCGCTGCCGTTTCCGCCATTACCATTACCACCGTTACCATTACCGTTACCATTGCCATTACCATTTCCGTTCTTCTTATTGTCAGTGTCTTCAGTATCTTTTTCAAGATAACCTCCTCTCCCTACATGATATCCTGTTGGAAGTTTTTTACACTTCTTTTCAGTAAAACAATAATAGTAACCTGGTTTACACTTGGACATCTTACTTAGTATCCGTATTATTATTTAGAAAACCTTGTTTCAAAAGTTTTTGCAGTTCTGAAGTGGAACCTACAAAAAGAGCATTATTGGTAACATTATTTGTTTTTGGAGCATCTTCATTTACATCTTTTAGTTTTTTCTGCAAGTCAATTAATTTATCGGTTGTATCAGCAACACTCTTAATTAATTGTCCTGCAACTTCATATGCTCTTGGACTATTACCTTCCTCAGCAACTTCCATAATACCGTTAATTGCTTCCTGTCCCTTTTCAATCAAAGAATACAAATTGGCACGAGTATATTCATAATCTTTTTCAACATCATCCTTTGTCTTCTCAGGAGGTTTTAGTTGAGATGGTTTATCCACCTTAACAATATCACTCTCAATATTAAGAGCTTCGTCTATGGAATCATAATTATCTGGCATGGTTAAATATCAGTCTGTTGTGTAGGACTATAGTTCTTAGAGTCTGAAAAATACTCCCATGACTCACTGAAACCAAAGTCATCCTCAGGTCCTGCAGTAATTGGATCTGGTTCGACAGTATATCTAACTTCACGTTTAGCAGTTTGTGTATCTATGTTAGAATACATATCAATTTGAACCTTCTTGATGAGTCCATCGGTGGATTCTGCAACAGGACCGAACAGATATGTTTTTGCCGTAAATCTTAATGTATAAATTAGTGCTCTTCTGGTAGAAAAATCTCCTTCATAATCATCTTGAAAATCTATATTATCTAATATAATGGGAATATCTCTCTTTTCACCAATAGATTCAACCAAATCAACAGTTAAGTTAAAAGATGGTTGGAAGAATGGCATAATTTGTTCAACAATTTGCAAAGCATCATCACTCAATTTTGCATAGATGCTTAATTCAAAACTAATGTTATATGGAACAGGCATGAATACTTTTTTTACCTTGTTCGCATCATTCTCATCAACAGCTCTGAATGTTTGAGTGACACTAGTTTTTCTAGTCGGATCGTATTGTATGCCAGTCATCTCAAATGACATTCTTGGCAGAGTAATGGCAATTGGTTTCTTTAAATCTGCCTGTTGTTGTATCTTTGCCAAAAACTTTTGAGTAGGACCGTATGACAATCCTACTTTAGTTTCATCGGCAACAGAACCATCTTTATTGAGGTGTCTAATATAGATGTTGTTAAATAACGTACCAAAACTAATAATAGTTTTGCGTATAATTTCGTGATAAAAATAAGTTCCTAACATTAATATTCTCCAAACGGATTAGACTCTGTGAAATCTAATAACGAGTCTGCTTCCGATTCAAACTCTTCATTTGTGTCATAAGATTCTTCATGACTATTTAAGTCATGCGATTTAAGTATATAGGAAGCGGAAGATGCTGAACCAACAATGGATTCTCCTGGAGTAAACGTTCCACTGTTGATTGCAACATAAAGTTCATATGGAGGATCTGAAACACTAATATCATCTCTAATCTTGAATCCTCTAACCTGTGCAGTGGTGCTACTGATAGAACCAGTGACAGTTTCATTGTATATAAAGGTTCCGATACCAGTCGTACCTGCTGTAGATATAGCAACTGTTGGCGCCTCTGTATAACCAAATCCAGCATTTGGCATTGCCAGTCTGGTTATAGTTCCATTTACTCTTTCAATGGTAGCAACTGCAGTTGCAGTACCCAAACCAGAAGGTCCAGTGATGGTAACCGTTGGAACTGTAAAGTAACCATTACCATCCTCAGTAATAGTAAGGAACTGAACGGCATCGTCTACAACAATTACTGTTGCAGCAGCTCCAACTCCATTACCACCGGTAAATGTAACAGTAGGTGGATTAGTCGCAGTATATCCAGAACCAGCATTTGTAATATGAACTGCCTCAATAGAACTAACTCCGCCAATGGTGGTGGTAATAGCGACTGCGGTAGCAGTAGATCCTCCACCAATAGTTGGGGCAGAAATCGTTACTGTTGGAATACCTGTATATCCCTTTCCATCATCAGTTAGTACAATTTGTCCAACCATACCGTTAATGGATTGTCCATTTAGACTTGCAGTAGATGTGGCTTGCACCGCACTACTTTCTAACTGTAGTGTAGTGATATAACCCTCATCTTCTACAGTTCTATCAATATCATCTATTCCAGTATCAATGTCTTCATTTTCATATTCAAACAGTTCACAGAGAAGTTCATAAACATATGTTTTTTGTAATTGATAGAATGGTTTCTCTACTTCTACCCTTTTAATTTCAAATAATCTTTGTCCAAGAGGGAAATATATTAAATCTCCTTCTCTAGGACGAGTAATTAAATTAATATCATAGTCAGTAATATTACCGTCAGTAATTCCTGCCTGAATACCATCTAAAAATGGTGTTATAAAAGTTTCAAATCTTTCTTGAGAGATGATTAAATTAATTTCATTTTTTAGTCTAAGTCCAAACTTAGTCATCAAATCACTTCCAGGAGCATATCCTTCATAGTTGTCAAGATATGCTTCGATGATAAAATTATCATCAAATTTTGATGTTTCTACCTCTTTAAGAATATTGTCGGTGTTTACAAATTTTCTAGGAATATAATAAACGTCAATTCCATAAATCTTCAACTGCTCATTGATTAAATCTTGAATCAAATATTGCTCGTTGGAACTACCTTGTAAAAAGAAGGGATTTAACGCCATAATAATTAACCAATAAAGTCGAGAGGTGGTAATTCATACTCTTGAGTCATTCTTTGTTTAATATCTTCTAAGTCTCTTTCCGCATCATCATAAATTTGTCTTCCATTTAACTCAATTCCGCCAGGAAGTTTTACCCCTTGGAACTTGATTAAATTCTGTCCCCACTGTCTCTTAATCAATGCTGTCAGATATTTTTTGACAAAACTATCATTATATACTTTTGAGAAGTCTGCAGGATCTAAAGCTCTATAACAATCAATAACAATAAAAGTGTCTTTACTTTCAGCACCCCAGTCGATGTCGAGGTACATTCTATTTTGTCTCTTATTAAATCTTATCTGTTTATCAGTTGTGAGGAGAAAATCAATATCTTCAAGATAAGTTTTTGTCATAGAATATTGTAATAGTTCAACGGAGTTGAAATAATACAAATCATTTAAAAATAGTTGGTATTTGATACTAAACATTCCATTCGAAATGGAACTAGCATCAAATTTAAATACTTTTTCGATTCCTATTACAGAATCTGGGACTTGAATATAATTTGAGTTTTCATAGAAACTAAAAGTAGTCGCTGTCCCTACAATTGTGGATGTTCCGGTGGTAGTTGTTATACCAACACCAGTTTCGCCATCAGTAACATCGGAACCTGCAGTTTGAGCTCCTACACCCCTATCAATATCATCCTGAGTAATCTTATATTTTAAATACATTCTCTCAACGCCGTCAAAATGACGTTCGTTGAAATATTGAATCGCATCATCTACTAAATCATCAATCTGATCGTCATCGACGTTAATTTCAAGAACAGGCGCTCCTAATCTTCTCAGACAATAGTCTATTAATTCTTGCCTCGTTGTTGGCTTAGCCATTAGAATTCTCCTCCATCAATAGTGTCCGTCCATACCGGAGTCCCTATCCCTGATGATACTGCTGTTGTTAATATATATTCACTCGTGCTTATTGCAGCAGTGGTACTAGCAGAACTTACTAACTTACCAGAGGTATTGAAGTATGCTACACCACTTTCATCGGCATAATCATTATCATCATAAAATAATCCTTCAGTTACACTTACAAATCCAACAACACTTACGTTGCTGTTAACATTAACGGCGCTACTAAACGTGGCGACACCAGCAACAACTAAGTCATCTAAATCGGTTTGCCCATCAACGTCAAGAGTACTATTAGCATCAATAGCGCCACTAAATGTCGAAACACCCGCAACAACTAAGTCATCTAAATCGGTTTGCCCATCAACATCCAAAGTGCCATTAGCATCTATGGCGCCACTAAATGTTGCCACTCCCGATGCAACTTCAAGTCCCGATGCAAATGTTGCAAGACCAACAAAAGTTGATATCCCACTAACTTTTATATCAGTAAAAGTATTGGGTGCATTGGCAATTGCAGATTCAATGGTTGCCGTAGTGGTGGCATCCAAAGATGCAATGTTTTGAAGTTCTCTACCACTACTGATTACTTGTGTTGCACCTATATTGAGAGATGCTACACTGGTAACACCAGCAATATTAACGCCGTTAAGAATATCAACAGCAGCATTTATATCAAGATCTGATGCAAATGTTGCTATGCCAGTGACGTTAATCGAACCACCAACATTTAAGTTTTTACCAACACCAACACCACCAGTAACAATTAATGCGCCTGTTGCAGTGCCTGTTGACTCAGTGCTATTAGTAAAATATGCAATTCCTTCAATCGTGCTTGATGCGGAATCAATCACGCTTGTCATTATAAACGTGGATGTCCCCGTATCCCATACGATGATCATCCCATCTTGGGTTTTTAATGTAGTATTTAAATCACTGGAATCGATGAGACGCCCAGAAGCAGTTGCAGAACTTGATAGAACCTTAACTACATTTTGATTACCAACCCTAGCCTTTATGGTTGCCATTACCTAGTTACTCCCGCTCTTACCAACGCAGATCCTTCCACAGGTTTAGAAACGATACCTCCACTACTAGTTAATTTGACATCATAAACATATCTTCCAGATTTAATATCTTCGGTAATTGTGGAAGCTAAAGATATTTTAACCTTACCTTTAGTAGCATCAGTAATGGTTGAAGCAAAAGAAACTGCTGTAGAACTGGTATATGTTTTTCTGAGCTTTGATTCAACACTGTAACCGCTCAAATCAAGAAGAGTAGCTGTCGCAGTATCTTCTAACTGGAATGTAGTATCAAAATCAAATCCCTGCTCTATTACTATATTTGATACAAATATTGCCATTATTCAAGTGAGCACGTATTCCTTTAGATATTTATATTCGATTCACTCCCATCGAATTTCCTATTTAGTTAAAAACTCTTTCAATAGAGATTTAATCTCTTCAATATCACGCTTCATATTATCAAGTTCTTGTCTTTGAGCATCCTTCTTTTCAATTCTTTTGACATAACTGTTATAAGCAACTGTATCTTTATTCACAATTGCCCCCGTCTCCTCATCCCTATAGAGATGAGGATGATCTTTCACCTTAATATGTTTGCTCATCTTATTGCGATTGTTCTAAGATCTCTAATTCTTGGAGGTTCTGCCTGATTAGTTCCCGACAAACAAATCTTGATTCTATATCCACTGAATTCACCCAAATTATTAGCGGTGAACTCATATTCTAAGAACTGATTTTCTTCACTATCTGGAACTCTTACATCAGGTCTTCCATTGTTGTTCGCAGCGTTTACAACCTTCAATTCTCCATCGAGAGGAGAGGTAAGGTTATCATATCCTGGGAATAGTTCAAACTCTTGCTCAACAGCGGCAGAGTCATCTCTTACAAGACTGTAGAGAACTCTAATGTCCGCAGATTGGTGTCTATAAGCGGTTAGAAGGACTTTGAGGGAAGATGCTGGTTGTGCTAGAGATATAACCTTAGAAACGTATGCTGCTGTGTGAGGATCGTTTATGAACGATTTAACGTTTGCATCGGTTGAATAATCGCTTACAGGACTATTTAAGTTGTTGTTGGAAAATACAACTGTAGAGTCATCTAGATAAATGATTGGGGAGAGATTTTCGTCTTCCGTATTCAGAGTCAATGCTGCAGTGAAAGATCTTCTTCCAGGAACAGTGCTGAATACACTTTGATTCAATTCATTTACTCTAGAGCAAACTATTCTTGTAGAGTCTACTAGATTAGGCTCATTTAATAATACATTATCTACAGTGTTCAGACGTTGGAAAGATGCCTCACTACCGTCAATACTAGTTCCTGAAGTGGTTCTAACTGTTGCACTTACTGAAGTGAGTTTTCCAGGTGCAGTGACATCGAATCTTGGTGTTAATTCATTAAACAGAATGTTTTCGGAACCAACAACATTATCACCACCACCAACTACATTAACAAAGGACAACTGAGGTCCTGTGGAAGTATCTGCACTTCTATCAAGTCCATTTGTGGAACCTCTATCAATCTCAATGAAGTAACGATTTGCCTCAATTCCAGTGTCCGAAATATCATGAGTTACACCATTAATTCTCCTCAGTGAAACTCCAGCAAACTCATACTTCATAACCTCAGAATTAACATCATGAGTTTGAGTTATCGTGTCACCAAATCCTCTAGCATTGATAGTTAGTTGATTGGAAGATGCTGCAGTATACTCAATAATTTCATCACCAATCTTAACGTATCCCTTGTTTGTAGCATTTACTGTAAGTCCTTCAAAAGTTGTGAAGTTTGTAGAATCATCTACTTCTATGGTAGTTGTCTCTGTTGAAAGAAGTTCACTACTCAATGTTGTTGGTGCAACATCAGATTCAATTCCACTAAGTTCTAATTGATTAGTATTACCATACATACCATGAGCAAAATGATTAACCTGTAAGAAGTTTCCAGAGTTACTACCAGTTCCTTCAGAGGTTCTATCAACGATTGTAGTTGATGCAGCGCTAACGATTGTAGAATCAGTACTGTAGTAGCTGAGTCCTGCTCCAACTTGGAATGCTTTAGATGAACCCTTCTCACCCTGAACGTTGGTAAGATACAATGTATCAATACCACCAATTGCCTCAACAGTAATTCTAGCGTCTCTTCCAGTAAAACTACCATCAGAGTTGTCTATCGTGACAACATCACCCACTGCATATCCATTTCCTCTAGAAGTAATCGTAGTATTGGTAACAGCACCATTAGTAGTTGTAATATCAAATTTTAATCCAGAACCACTTCCTACAAGAGTTGTAGTACCAACATCACTTTGATTCGTGTAATTTGTCCCTCCATCATTGATTCCCAATGTTGAAACTGAACTACCAATGGAAACAATATTTCCGTGTCCATCAATACTGTTGGTTCCAGCAATTCTTCTACCTTCAGTTAATATATCAATTAAAGGACTGTCAGAAACAACTGTTGTAATTCCGAGTGTAAGAGTCTTAGGTACTGCAACCAAAGGATTCTCATCTAATGGTTGTGAATATCCATTACTTTCATTGAGCGGTGGATTACCAAAGTGTGCAATACCCGAAGTAGATGTAAACTTCGCTTTGTACAGTTTAAACTTAAGATCCAATTCTTGTGCAGGAGTCCATGTTGAACCATTTTGGGACTTGAACAAACTTCCCATCGCAAACTGTTTTGAATAAACCACAGATTCTGCATTTGGAAGAGACTGAGTATTTGCAGTCTTTTCTCCCATCTTTGCAATCCAAACCTCATACTGATCTGTGGTTGGTGCAAGAAGAACTACAGCATATTCTCTTCCAGGTGCAAGGTATATTGGATAATCAAAAGTGGCAGTAGTAGCAACTTCACCAGTTTTTGATGTTGTGATATCATCTGGAAGAAGTGTCTTAGGTTCGCCAACAACCTTCAGTGTTGGAACACCAAGTTCAACAGTTCTTATCTGAACCATCACTGGTTCATTAGTGGATGGTTTATTAGCAAAGAAGATATCTACTGCTGTCAAGAAAGCACCGTTATCATCATCACTCTGTCCATTTAAATCTGGAGCATCAATATCTTTACCGACTACAAACGATTGTGCCAGAGGATCGAATCTAGCAGAAAGACGTTCTGTTACTGTCTGTCTAACCTGGAATATACCATTTGCAGTATAAGTACCAACTGCAGAAGAAGTGAGTTTGCTTCCAGGAAGTGGTTTCTCATTACTGATACTAGTGCTCAGTGTATAAGTCTTCTTACCTGTAAGAATTCTAACATCTGGTGCTGGATTGGTATGTGGGTTTCTAATGAAGAAGGAACCCAACACATCGCCATAATTGTCAGTGATAATTCTATTATCTTTTACATATGCAACAGCGCCACTAGTTTGTCCAACCAGTTTTGCACCCTTCAGAACATATCCAAAGAATGCTCCCTGTGCCTCTGCAGACAGAGCTGCTATGTCAATATTCAATACTTTGGAAGATTGACTATATGCAGATGAAATATTTTCACTCTTGGCATATGGATTAATGTTATATGTTACTGATGGAGAATTAAACGCTCCCTCTTTGTGATTTGAGTTAGCGAGTCTGAATCTAATGATTCTCTCTCCACCAAAATATCCAATTACAGTCTCTCCAACAGAGAAGACTCCACTAGAACCATAATTTTCTAAAGTGCTATCAGTTGCGATTTCAAGGAGTTTTGGTATGAAATCAACATTACTATGATTGTCTAAGAATTGATAATGAATTGAAAGTGGTTTTAGATTTCTTGCAAAGACAGAGACGTTCCTTGAACGAATATATCTTTCTACACCAGATGAAACGATAACATCTCTTGTTCTAGTACCAACAATTCCTCTAACAAAACCTCTACCACCAATATCAACAGTTACACTTCTACCAGGGATTCTAATAGTTCTAGTCCAAACATCAGATGCTGGTTCTAACTTAACAAATCCAATATATTCGACAACATGGAAAGGATTAACATTTTCAACTCTTGTTGCAAGTGGTTGCTCAATCCAACCAACTGAATCATATTTCAGAGTGATTGATTTTCCAGTCTTTTGAACATTAGAATCTAATAAAGCAAAATCAGTAGACAGATCTAACTCACTCTCAGCAATTTCAGTTGCTGGAAGAGGTCTCATCTGAATTGAGTTTCTAAAGACACGAGGTTTTAATTCTCCACCAGAAACTTCAGCAGTTGTCAAGTCGGAGTCTAAAAGAGTTGTATCATTGAAATCATCAACAAAGAATCCACTCTTAAATCTATTATTTCCATCAGCATCTTCAATACGAAGTGACTCTGTTTTAACTTCTAATAGACTTAAGGTGGTTGTTCTCTCAAGATTTTCTATTCTATCCTCAAGTTTTCCAATGTCACGCATCGTATATCTT